GTTCCTTGAGGTCGCAGACCACGGAACGTGGACCAAGTTCATACAGCTTCCTAATCAGCCGAGAAAGCTGGCGGGCAAGATAAAGACATACCCGTACGACCTGATCGGTACCGGCACCAGGGAGCAATTCCTTAAGCAGCGCCAGGAGGGGACCAAAAAGGTGAAGGAGCATGTGAGGAGATTCGGCTTTGATGCGCCTCCTGTAGACGATGATGACATGCTCGATTCCAATGCATCCGAGCGCTCTATTGTGGATATGGACCTTGGCGAGGCCGAGGACGCTTTCGACCTGGAAACATAGGGGGGCCATATGGCTCAAGCCATTACTCTTTGGAGGGAGGCTGTACAAGCGCTCTCGAAGGGCCGTGTCACGAACGCCTTGGCAGACAGGGAGGTTCTGAAAACAGCCATCGACTTTTGCGAGCGCACGCTCCTCTGGGAAGAGAAGCTGGACGCAATCGAGGTCAAGGCTTATATTGACGGGTACGCCCTGTCGAGCTCGAACGGGCGCATAATATCTATCGATCACGCCTCCATTGGAACCAGGAAGATCTTCCCTACGTCGGAGAGCAACCTGGATGCCTTCGAAAAGGAGGGGAACGTCTACGATCCGGACATATACGATGTCGGGGCCCAGTGGCGGAGGTCTCAGGCCACAGATGCTACGCGATACTATGTCAAGCATGAAGGCGACGAACAGCGCAAGATATACCTTGTGCCAGAGCCTACTGCCGACAGCGATGCGTACGCGAGCTGCACTGACCTAACCTACAGCGCCTCTGCGAAAACAATCACGTCCGCAGCCCTGACAGACTTTGAGGATGAGGGTTTCGAGGCCGGACAGATTCTTGTAATCACCGGCAGCACAAGCAATGATCGCGTGTACAGCATTGCCTCCGTGGCGGACAACGTCATAACGACAACAGAAAGTCTGGTTGACGAGGGATCCGGCGATGCATCCGCTGTGCTTTCCGTGGACGGCCTGATCGTCTGGGCAAACATGGCCCCAAACCGTGTTGATCCTGGACGGACAGAACCGGCAACGCTTGCGGCTGTCACCTTTGAGGATTGGCTCTATCATGACCATTTCGACGCGCTGAGAGATGGGGCAATCGCCAGGCTTGCCAGGTACACGGATGAACAGTACCACGACGTTGCCTTGGCCGAGTATCATGACGCTTTGTATAAAAGCGCATGGATGAAGGCGGCCAAGTACAAGAAGAAAGGATATGCGGCCAGGGTCTCCAGAGACATAGCCGCATAGGAGGTGAACAATGCGCAAAACTATTCTATACGCAGCTCTTGCCATCTTTTTTGTTGCCGGTCTGGTGTATGCCGGATCTCAACAGACGTCCAGCACAACGGCCAGCACGATTCTTACGAACGCCAGGTATTACCTGAACGAACCGTCGGCTGTTTTCTGGAGTGACGCAGAGCTTCTTGTGTGGCTCAACCAGGGGACGCTCGATATCGTTACCAGGACTAAGTGCCTGGAGAGCTGGGAGAGTGTGAGTCTTGCTGCAGACACGATCGAATACACGCTAAGCGACAACTACCTTGCAATTACTGACGTTGTGTATTCTGACGCGAGTGACACCTTGAAGGGTCTCATTAAGAGCAATCCGTCAAGTGTCGGCCACGAGAGCGCTGTCGGCGAGCCTTCCTATTGGTACTCTGCCGGGAACAAGCTCGGCATATTCCCGAGCCTTGCGGCCATCGACGGGACCACTCCAGAGACTGTCAGGGCGTACTATGTCACGAGACCAACAGATATCACATCCGCACAGAACGTCCTGGTTCCAGCGCACTACGATCATGCTCTGACCCTGTATGTTGTGGCGCGAGCGTGGTATAAGGACGGCCAGCTGGCCAAGGGCAATCGCCTCATGGCAGAGTATTATGAGCAGCTTGACCGGTTCCGCCTCGACTACAACGAGCAGATCAAGCAACCCAAAGAGAGCGTGAAATAGCCTGGAAAGGCGGTGCGACATGCTAAGGTCACTTCTTAGTGCCATACTTGGTACCCTACTTGTGGTGTGCCTTGCCTGCCCGGTCTACGGTCAAACTCTTTCATACACTGTCAGTAGCGGAACAGATGACGGTGTGAACAAGCCGACGATTGGGCAGGCCCATTATTGGACAACGAACTGGACTGTCCTGATGGGCAAGGGAAACGAGGAGTCTAAGGACTATTGGGCGAATAGCAACTTCCTGTTCAAGAACGTCGCAATCGCTCAGGGCGCTAGTATTCAGACGGCATATCTCAAGTTGACGGCCTATAGCGCTGGATCTGCGGCAACGTCGTGGATCTATGCGGAAGATACCGGAAGTGCGTCTGCATATACCTACTGCTCTGATTTCCAGGGTGCTGCCAGGACCACGGAGAAGGTGGAGTGGACCGTCACGGAATGGTCGTCCAAGACGGTGTACAGTTCTCCGAGCATCCACAAGGTTATCCAGGAGATAGTAGACAGGGAGGATTGGTCGTCCGGCAACAACATAATGATCCTCCTGGAGGATCCTGACTACTACGATCCTGCGTTCTACCCGAACAAGGACCAGTGCGAATACGGCGAGACCGGTACGAGCGAGAACCTGAACTACATTTCTGCATACGATTGCTTAAACCCCGGCTGCCCAGGCGGCCCAGGGTCTGAGGCTGCAGAACTTGAGATCACGCTCGGCACGCCCGCACATGACTACAGCTGCACGGTCCCGCAGACGTCATCGACAACCGCACAGTCGTTTGTCGACTATGCCAGATATTCTCTTGAGGAGCCCGTTCCTTTATATTGGTCAGATGCTGAGCTGTTGAATTGGGTGAACTATGGTGTCGTTGACATCTATGCCAGAGCTCAGCCGGTGATTTGCCAGGAGACAATTCCTCTGTATACGGGGACAACAGAGTACTCGCTTGAGCAGAACTATATAGGTGTTATCGATGTGCGATACGTCGATTCGAACAGTACCGAGAAGGGGCTGATCAAATCGATACCCAGCGCACTCGGGCAGGTTGTGGATGACTCAGAACCTACCTATTACTACCTGAGCGGCTCCAAGATCGGCATATTCCCGAGGACAGACACCGATGATGAGACCGCTACCGTCTACTACCTCCATAGACCAAGTGCGGTGGCTCTCAGCGAGGCGGTGAGTATCCCAGAGATGTACGACAGGGCCCTGACCCTCTATGTGTTGCACCGCGCATGGTACAAGCTGGGACAGTACAGTAAGGCCGACCAGTACATCAAGGAGTATTACAAGGAGCTGGATCGGTTTAGATTCGACTACCACCAGACTCCCAAAATGCCGAAAGAGAGTGTGCAGCCATGAGAAAGATTGCAGCCCTTATATTCCTTCTGGCGCTGGTTTGCCCGTATCCAACGATAGCACAGGAAGACATAGGCGAGCACAAGGTTGAGACCACCATTGGCGGCAGGAATCCGACCATGGATTTCCCGCAGGTTGCCGATGACGCGAAACCGGCAATGGGAGCAACTGTTGCTCCGACCCTGCCAAAGCGGGATCTTCCGATGGTCGCCGACGATGAGCTGGATATGCCAAAGCCGTTCAAGCCGGTGATTACACCAGAAGTTCCTGGTATTGCACCGCAGGATGACCAGCGTCCGGCAAGCGGTACAAGGCGCGTTCCGGAATTGCCGGGTGTTGAATTGCCAACGGTTCCGGACGATCAAATGGATGAGCCGAAACCGTTTCAGCCGGTGCAGACACCGAACATGCAGACGGCTGGCGACATACAGAATCAGCGGGGAGAATTCATATTCGACGGCGCGTGGTTGCCAGACGCGGACCCGAGTACGATCGGCGGGAAGAATTACAAGACGCTTCAGAATCTTCGGTACCGGGAGGGCCCTGCAGGCCTGGAGGGTATCAGGGGGTACTCAAAGATAAACACGACGCAGCTATCAAAGCAGCTCAAGATCCGATCCGGCATTCAGCTTCTCAGCTCGTTTCCGGACACGTCATACGTTGTGGTGCAGGCCGAGAACACAGGAGAGACCGTCTCCCATGTCATGCGGAACAAGACCGCAATACCAGATCAGGGAGACTTTGTCGAGAAAGAGCTCCACATCATATCCAACGCCATAAGCGATCCACAGGGGAATGAGACTGGATCTGCTAATGGGTGGAGTGCCGACCCTACCGGTGGGCAGGTCACAAGCACAACTTCCGACCCATCGGCCGGATCCTACCACTTCGAGATTACCGATACCACTGACGCTGTCGACGAAGGCGCGATGTCAGACGCAACAACTCTGACCACAACCACCAACACGATATACAACTGCCACTTCGATGTTCAGGTAACGGCTGGAAGCTGGACGATAGATATCCGAGACAGCGCAGACTCTGCCACCATCGCAACTCTTGAGACCTCTATGGACAGCACCGCATACGCATCCTGGACCACCAAAACGTACGAGTGGACATCTTCTGGTGCCAACGAAAGGATGAGGATAACCACTGACGTTGCCTCGAATGCCGCCATACTGATTGACAACTTCAGCTGTTACGAGAAGCCCCTCCACATAGATGGTACCGGCGCTGGTCTTGGCAGGTTCTCCCCTGCCCCGGATGGAAACATCGCATACGCCAACGGTGTGGAATCCATGATATGGGGCGGCGACGAAGCGCGGAATGCTGGTGTCTTTGTTGTGGAGAAGGTCAATGTTGCTGCATCCCAGGCGAACGATCTGACATTCACTGCGGGTCCTCCTGGTACCATTACGACTGGCGGAAACGTAGACTGGACAACCATCGGTTTCAAGCCTGGACATCATGCAACGATCACAGATGCCACTGACGCGGACAACATCAAGGACATTACGATCGAGAACGTCACGTCAACAGTCCTTACTGTATCTGAGACGCTGGCAGCCGGGGGTGCTGGCGCGTACACCATGGCTGCAGAAGTGGTCATCCCCAGGAAGAATGTGCTTGATTATACTGACGGTATGAACAACAGCCTAACCACGTCCGGGAACGTCATGACCGTTGGCGGAGGCGCGGATGCCACCACAAAGCTCCTCCTCCACATGAACGGGACGCATGGGAGCACTACGTTCACAGACACCGGGGCCACAGTCCACTCTGTTACTGCCAACGGGGATGCCAAACTGACAACGGCAGACAAGAAGTTTGGATCCGCATCTGGTGAGTTTGATGGGACCGGAGACTACCTGAGCCTGTCAGACAGTGACGATTGGGATTTCGATTCTGGCGAGTTCACCATAGACTTCTGGTACAATACAGACGATGTCAGTTATGGTCTTGGGGTCCACGATGGAGTTTGGGAGATCCAGACCGACGACAGCAACTATATCGAGATGTATCGGAGTGGTAACACCCTGCTGTTTTCGATGAGGAACGCCGGAACTTCTGAAGTGTATATGGGTGCTACCGGTCTTGTTGCTGACACATGGCATCACGTTGCCCTTATCAGGGGTTGGGGTGGAGATTCAAACGACTGGGCCCTGTGTCTCGACGGCGTTCAGTTGGGCCTCGATCCAAATGAAAACCATGATGTCGGTAACTACACCGGCGACTTCAACATCGGCCTAACGAACGACGGCATCATAAATGGCGGTGCAGCTGCCTACATGAATGGGACCATAGACGAGTTCCGTGTGGTTAAGGGAAGGGCTCTCTGGACGGCCAACTTCACCCCTCCCACAAGAGAGTATGAAGACTACAGCGCCAATGCCGTGACGATATGGTACACGTTATCCACAAGGCCGCTCAAGGGACTTGAGTACACGCTGTCTTCGGCTAACGATACGACGTCAACGAGCAGCGTGAAGGTGTGGAACGGATCCTCTTTCCAGACAATCACACTGACAAACGACGGAACCAGCAGCGGTGGGATCTCCCTTGCCCAGGACGGCGAGATGCTGTTCCCCACCACTGTCGGTACCGCAAGGCCCCTGTACTTCGATGGGCTATATCTCTATGCCTACCTGAGTGAACTGAGCGCCGGTAGCGCAGAGATAGCACAGATTACAGTAAACGCGCCATTCCAGCCGATCGTGGACATATGGGATGGGATCAATAGGCAGCCAATCACGTTCCAGTTTTGGGATGACAGCGACGATTACTATGAGGACTTCACCCTTGAAGTCAACTTCGACAGTGACAGCGCCAATAGCTATGGGGCCGAGATCGGGGAGATGACGACGTCTGATCACATCATTGTCATGTTCGAAGACCGGGCAGCTGCCATCAAATTCGTCATGGTGCCAACCAAGGTCAACACCAATGCGAGCCTTCCCACTGTGGAGTATTGGTCCGGAACCGCCTGGGTGTCTGGTGGCAAGGTGTACGACACTACGATATCAAACGAAACCGCATGGGAGACCATGGGCCAAACCGGTGTGTGGGCCTGGGAGGCCCCGGACTCGGGCGAGGAACAGCCAAGGGAGATGTTTGGCCAAACTGGGTATGTCTACAGGCTCAAGGTGGACGGGAATTTCCCTGGCGGGGCTGCAACGGATGTGATCGTGGATCGTGTCTATGGTGTCACAGCGCCGGTCGATATACCTGGATTCACGTTCCCTGTCATGTACGGGGATATGCTCTTTCTCTGCAACAACAGTGCGGCTGGCCAGGAGAACAGGTGCGATTACTCCCTTCCCCATGCACCGGACGTCTGGAATGGTGATCTGACAAGCATGGGAGGTCTGCAGAGCCTGTACTTCGGAGGCGGAGAGCCACTGACTGCTGGTGCACAGATCTTCAACAGATATGGATCCAATGTTATCACGGCCCTGTTGATGCTAAAGGACAACGAGACGTACCTATTGACAGGGCATAGCCCGGCTACGTTTCAGATCTACTCTATATCTAAGAACATCGGATGCCCCGCACCTCAGACACTGGTTACTGCAGAGGTGGGCTTCGAGGTGGTGGAGGGGGCCAAGAGGAACGTCGCCATATGGATGGACTACAGCGGCCCTGTCATATTCGACGGGAGTGTCCTTCACCCGGTGCGCGGTATCGACAAGTATTTCGACCCGACCGAAAGTGACTGCATCGATTACGATAACATCGAGATTGCACATGGGTTCTACGATCCATTGCAAAAGGAATACAATCTTCTGATACCATCCGGGGCAAGCCAGACCACTGTGAACAAGTGGTTCGCACTGGACATTTCGACGCTAAGATGGTATGAAAAGGTGCCAGCGACGTACCCGCAGGCCAGTATACAGGTGGTCGACACCAATGGGGCTGGATACGCGTACGCAGGTCTCGACACCGGCTATCTCATGAGGTTGGACAACGGCAACGACTGGGATGGTTCGGCTATGACAGTCACTGTCGAGACTGGAGACTTCTACCCATCCGGAAGCATGTGGGATCAAACCCGTGTCCGGAGGGTGAAGATAGCTGCAGCGGATATCACAGAATCGGGAGACGATCTGTCAATCACACACTACGCCGATACGGCCACATCGGGCACTGCACTTACAGCGCTTGACCTGGACAGCGGTACAAACCGCGTAGTTAGAAGCACACAAGCAACGAACCTTCTTGGCTGGTCGCATCGGCTCAAATTCAGTGCTTCTACAAACAGCACTGGCCCGGATATGAAGCTGTTCGGGTGGGGCTACTTGTTCCAGATTGAAAGAGAGGACCTATAATGCCTCAACACTACGCATCTCCATCAATGCAAAGAGCCCGTCGTAGGCGTTTTCTGCGAGACCCATCAGAAGCCGCAGTTACGTCTACGGCGGATATCGATGTTGCCGAAGCCCAGGAAAAGGCCAGGCGCGACATAGAGGGCAAGCGTATGGAGCAGAGTCACCGCTTCAGGAAGGCAGAGCTTGCCGAGACTATACGCGCACGCAAGGAGTCAGAAGCCCTGCAGCGCGAGCAGATCGAGTACGCTCGTGAACAGCAAAGGATTGCTCAGGGTATAGATCTTGCCTCTGTGGGACTCAAGGGTCTCAGCGGAATGCACCTTGCCAAGGAGGCGGAACGCCAGGCAGCGGCACTCGACGATCAGATCAGAGAACTCGAAAATCAGGGACGGGCAATAGAGGCCGTCAACTTGAAGATAATTAAGACCCTAAAAGGGCTGTAACGCAGAGGTGTGACATGAGCATGATAGGAAGACGGGGCGCTGGCCTCGAACAGCTCATAAAGAACGCATCCGCTGCAGCCGGTCTTGACGGGCGCGGTATGCGGATGCCAGGATCTCCATCAGCTCCGATGCCAGCAGAGCCCGGCATGCCAGCCGGGACGGCCCCTGGAAACTACCGCATGCCACAGGGTATGACGGCAAACCAGCAACAGAAGCCGCGCGCTCTGCAGGTTGGCAATCGGTCATTTAACTTTGACCACAAGCTGAAGCCGAGTCTGCAGACCATGGCTGGACTTGCCGGAATCTTTGGTATCAGGTAGACTGGAACTGCGTACTGTGTATCATACAGTGAGCATTAAGTGCGCAAATGGCTCATAAATGGCTCATAAACGGCTCAAAGGGGTCATAAAGGGGCCAAAGGGGTCATCGGGAGGTATCATGGCAGATCAATTCGGGGCCGTCACCGGTATGAGGCGGCGCAGGCGTGGAAGCGCAGTAGACGTTATCTCCGCAAAGGCAAGAACTCTACCTGCGCGTAGGGCTATTGAACAGGAAGAGGAATTTCGCCAGGCCGCTCTTGACGAGCAAAGGAGAGTCAACGAACTGAGCATGCGTATGAGGCGAGAGGAGTTTGCCGAAGCGCAGAAGCAGGCAAGAACATCACAACTCATATCCGGAGTCGGTACTGTGGCTCAGGGCGGAATGGCAGCAAAGCAGCTTGGCCTCATAGGCGGAAAGGCCGTTCTTGCCATGACGGCAGGACAAACGGCAGCATTGACCACACAGGCCCAGGCGGCCCTTCCGGCCGGTGAAACAGTTCTCGCTGTCGGAGGCGCACCAACCAAGGCCGCGTTTACTGCGTCGGCATCAGAGCTTGCCGCTCCAGCTACAACAGAGGCTATCACCGCAGAAGCTGCGGCCGGTGCTGCAGGTGAGGCTGGTGCTGGTGTCGGTAGCCAGATAGCCCAAGTAGCAAGCAAGTTTGCACTGCCAGCAGCTGTTGTTACCGGTCTTCAGCTCGCACATGATCAGGGCGGAGAGTGGCTCGAAGAGCAGGTTGGTACCAGCGCCAAGCACGCGGGCCGCATAGGAACCAGAATAGGCCAAGGTGCCATGATAGGGTCCGTCATTCCTGGGATAGGCACAGCTGTTGGCGCAGTTATCGGTGGCACAGTGGGTGTCATCGAGGAGTCCTGGGGATGGGTAGAAGAGCAAACCTCAGTTGGCCAGGCAAAGGACTGGTGGGGAGGGCATATGCCAGGATTCCTTGGCGGTGGAGGCAAGAAAGCCCGAAAGCTCGAAGATATGTCGCCAGAGGAAGTTGAGCGTGTCAGGGCGGGTCTCCAGAGAATGTTCTTTGGAAGGGTCCTCACAGAAGAGGAGCGTAAGGGTGGACAAATGTTGCCACCAGAAACATCGTCTCCGGGCGGAGCAGGGGGCGTTTCACTGAAGAGTCATAGGTAGGAGGCTATCATGGCCGATCAAGTAAGCGGAGCACTCAGGCATCTCGGCGGAGTGTTCAGAGACATAGGGGCACAGGCGGCCGAATCAAAGAGTCGACGCGCCCAGGAGAAGCTCGGCATGGCCAGGCTTCGTATGG